TCGTATTCTTCACGAAGTTGGCATTGTGTCTCTGTAAGATGTTGTTTAATTTCTTCCGTTGTTGCGGTTTCCGCTAACGGTAAGGGGATTGCCACTTTGATAAACTTGCTCATTAAAGAGGCTGTTTGTTCGGTAAGAGTTACAGTTGTGTCATTATCTTTAATGATGTCACCAATTGCATATTCAATTTGTCCAGTAACTAAGATATGGTTGTTAATAATTCGGACATCACGCCAAATTAACTTTGATTCTTCGTTGTCCGATAATTCAAGGATGTCGAGTATAGCAGGAAGGACATTAGCCTGTAGCGTTCGTAGAATCTTATCACTGTGTTCTGAATATGATGCGAATCGCGCGTCTATTAAATCCTGCAGTCTACCCATTATTCCAAATTAGCCTTTGTGTTTCCATTAGTACGTTTGCTGCGTTCAGAAGGTTTGGCTTCTTTGGCAGGGACGTGTTCTTATATAGATCACCTCGGATAAGATTATCCATTTCTTCAGCATACGCTACACACTGGTCATATGTCCACGAGCCGCCACGAATATCGAGCAACTCTTGAGCATCTGGACGCTTAACTTTAAGTACACCCTCTTCGAGAGCTTCTTTGCCCATTCGCAGAAGGCGAACAAGATGCATCGCATGTTTTGTATCATATCCGTGTTCTTCTTCAAGAGCACTTCGGGTTTCGTTTCGATTATTCTTCCACGTCCAGTAGTTAGCGTGCTTGTCTTTCGCTAGGTTATATTCTTCTTTGTTAAATTTTACGACCATGAGAGGTAGTGGGCTTTGTTCATTTTGTGGTTCGTAAGTCGTGTTTAGGGTAAAATCGTCGGAGAACGTTTCATAGTCGGATGCTCGTTCAATTCCATAGATGTTGTATCCATAAGGAACTAACCGAAAGTCAGTCCTCCATTCTTCCATGTTAATCTTAAACATTTTGCAAGCACGGAAATTTTGTACCAGCGAAACAAAATCAATTTGTCGAGGTGGCTCAACTGGTTGGGGATTGTTAATCCACTTGTTGTGACCTTTGATTCGTTTCAATTGAGCAATTGCGTATCCGCTTGTTGTGAATGCAATCTTTGATGAAAGGAATTCGCTTCTGTGTGAACGAAGGAACTCATACGCTGGTGTCGAAAATGTAATGTCAGATTCATCAACCCACAGCGTTTCAACAATGTTTGGATTACAGTCAAGCGTTAGCTTCATAAAATGAGCCAGCTCGTATAATTTGGTATCTTCTTCGTCGGAGTCGATTGCTTCTCGAACTGTGTAAAATGGAGTTAACAAATTAATCGGATCGGCACAAAACACACCTCGGTAATCCAAATCCGACGACGGTAGATTTGTGCCATAGGCGAGACTACCAGCTAAGTGCTTGACAAGCATATTGTCTTGCATCAGCTGTGCAGCGTCTTTAATTTGATGTATATGCATTTCGATAGTTCTCGCAGTTTATGCCCTGATTATACCGGAAACAAAGAGAGGGGTCAACAATGACCCCTCTCCTAACTACGCAAGAATATTGTTTATTCTTCGGTTTTATCGGCAGCCTTTTCCAATCTACGTTGTTTAGCCGTTCGCTTGTCTTCAGGACCTGCCGTATCATCATCAGATACACCAGTTGCAGTTAAGAATGCTGAGCTCATTGATTCTGCCTTTTCGAGAATTTTATCAGCGTAATCTGCAATGTTTTTTGCATACCACGTTTCATCCTCACCCGACAACATATATCGTGACCCCTTCTTCTTAATAATGTCAAGCTCCAGGCCAACTTCCAATAGTCCCGAGAACGCATTCATACCTGATTCATACGGAACTTCGACAACAACCTTCTGAAAGGGTTTAGTGAAGCGAGTTTTGAACCCCTCACACTTCATTTTAATGCCAGTAACCTGTGTATCTTCTTTCAGTTTTAGTTTTGTCAACATAACGATTTGGGATAGTGAAAATCTAATTGCTTCTTTAGCAATGTAAACTCCCTCTCCGTTCATTACGTTCTGGTTTGCGTACACCCCATCTGTCACAACAATCGAAATGTTTAGTTGTTTGATATTCTGAACGAATGTTCGTAGCATCTGTTTCAATTGTTTGTTGCGCTGGCCTTGATCGCCCTTTGTAACGCCCTTTGAGAAGTTATCATCTTCGGTTTCAGTCATTAACATATCGAGACTGTCAATAACGATTAGGACTTGAGGTGCTGTTGGGTCCTCGGCTCCAAAGTCATTTTTATATCCTTTAATGAAGGACGAAATAACTTTGTTCACTTGTGGAATTGTCTTAACTCCCACGTACCGATAATTTTCTGCTGAAGTATCAACTCCAATCGCCTGAACGAATGCTTCGTCGGAAGCGTTCTCCGAATCAATCATTAGCACAAACGCACCCTCGCGCTGAGCGGATGCCATTAAATTAGCAGCCACAAAACTCTTACCAGCTCCAGACGGCCCAACTAGACCCGTAACACGGCCCTGTGGAATACCTCTGTAGAAACTACCAGATATAATTCGGTTCACGGCATAATTACCAACCGAATACCAATATCGAGGTGGCTCGCCAGCGCCAACCTGAACATCCAGGCTGTCTAGGTCTTTCTCAAATGTTTTTAAGAAATTCATTTCCATAATACTCTCCTAGAGTGAGGGGGCTTGCGCCCCCAACTCAATTTAGCTCTGTGCGGCTTGCGCTTTGCGACGATCACGAATCTGTTGAAGGATATCGTCACCATCGTCACTGTCAGCTGGTGCTGCAGTTGTAGGCTCGCTAACAACTGGTGTGTTAGTTACAGGAGTAACACCGGACGTTGTAGTTGCAGGTGCGTCATCATCAGATTGATAAGTAGCACCCGTTAGAGCTGCTTCCAACATTCCCTGAACTTTTTCAACTCCAGGGTTCTTTGGTAGAAGGTCTGATAGAACACCAAGACTCTCTTCAACAACAGCTAGTTGCTCTGCTGTGAGATCGGAATTGGTGCGGACAAAGCGTGAACCAACAGCATAAGTTGAGTACTCGCCCTGCTTGCTCTTTTTAATAACGAAATCACAACCATTCTTGAATGCGTATGGGACTGTGTCCAACTCACCACTAGAGAATGCTTCTTTCATTACGTTATAGATTTGGTATCCCAGTGTTAGGAATCGAACCTTACCTACATGCGTTTCACCGGTTGTGGTGTCAGCGTCAAGAGGATCTTCGATGATAAGGGCTTGGGTAATGTACTGCTTTTTACGCCAGTACTTCTTACCGTTTGTCTTATCTTCCTTCTTGTAATACTCCGAAGAAATCTTACAAATTGGGCAGTCTTCGTCATACGTCTTCAAACACGCAACGGACTTGTTCTCGCCGTTGATAGTAAGGGTGTGCATGAGTTTTTCGACCATGAAGCCAAAAGGATTATCACCATCAGCGTCTGGCAGGAAACGAACGGTAGCGGATTCGCCATCTTTCATTTGCCAAAAAGGATAGTAGTTATTAGGTAGGTTGTTGCCGTCGTTTTCGGACTTTTTAAATGCGGATTGCAATTGTTCAAGTGTGAGTGTCATGTATTTCTCCTTTCTCTACTTGTTTTATTATTCTCTTCTGAGGGAGATTATTTTCGCTTATTTTACTTTCTCTTCTAGTGTGACATCAACGGTCATGTTTTTATCACAAATGTATTTATGTATTTATTTTGTTCGTCGACCTTTTTTTCGGTTCTTTTTCACCCAAAAATCATCACCCATTTCAAGGGCTTGTGCGTATTCTTTCTTTGACATGCTGACACCATTTATTATTAAATTCAGCTCTTTATCAGTCAGTAGATTATACACTTCTTGAAAGGATGGTTGAACAGTATTGTTGCTATATGTAGTGTCGTGTGGGGTCTTATCGGAGGCGAGCTGTTTCAGTTTCGTGTCTATTTTGTCCAGCAACATATTTGATACTTTTTTCACCCCTGATTTCTTTTTGATCCACAATAATATTGTTGGCTCAAACGTGTGAATTGTTACCCACTCTGGTCGTTCAAGGTTTTCTGTAAAAATACCAAACGCATACCCATCGTACGCTTTAATTTTTTCTATCGACCCGCCTTGTCTAATCTTATCGAAGCAAACAGCAAACGACGAGTTATTAATAATGTCGGGAAGCTTCCACGTCTTAACATTGTACGCCTTACTTTTGATCTCTATCGACTGAATGTTGTTTTCTAGCGCTTCAGCATCGGCCCCGTAACGACCAATTGCTAACATAAATGATGGCTCCATGCCCGTGCGTCTCAGCAGGCTTAATATACCATATTCATTTTTGAGATAGTTGGCGAAAAAGTCTTGACCAAATTCGTTTGATATTTCTTGCTTTTCTTTAAGAAGGTTATCTAACCGGGCCGTAAATATTTCATCATTAACGTAATCATCGATTACATTAGGATCTAATACTGGCAATCTTTTCTCCTTATTATTTTTATTTTTGGAGATTGTAGAGCGTATTTTAGAGGAAGAAGTCAATTAAGACAAGGGTTACTGTGTTGGAAATGGTTCTGTGGGGGGAGTAAAACTATCTTCGGTGTAACGAGCCACTCCAGTTGTTAATCTAATATCTTGCATCCACCCCTTATGGTACCATGTATTAAGATTTGTATTACCAATTCGAAACGGTAGCGCTGAGTTGTTTACTCTTACGGTTGGATTGAGATCTTGGAAAACCTTGACTCCATTAATATACATTCGCTGGGCATCTGGAGATGGTACAAACGTAAACGCAACATGATACCACACGTCGGCACTAAGCGCATATGCTTGCTGATATATGGGAAAGTCGGCACCGCTTTGAGATATTCCTAATCGGTTAGCTGTACCACTTCGGTACAGCATCCAGCCATTATCAAGATTATTATTCCACCTACCCATCCACGCGGTAGTTGTTGGTAAAGAGGTATCAAACCGTGTCCACATTTCAATTGTATAGGGAATGTCAGCGGCGCCAGGAAATTGTCCCATAATATCAAACGCGTCGCTATCGGGAATTTCCAGGAACGAAGTTGACCCATCAAAGTAGGCGGCGGTTCGGCCTAATCCATATGCGTCTTGTATCGAATTATCAAGT